ATCATTGCACGGTAGGCTTCTTTGCCACCGTTATTCCAGTTAGCTTCCATATCGACCGCCGACATAGGTTTCGACGTGGAACCACCAACCGCTGTCTGCGATCCTGCGCCACCTGATGACGCTTTCACGAAGTGCGGGTTCGAGGTCAGGAAGTCACCGACTAACTGGTCAACGGACAATAGCTCGCCTTGGTCGTTATAGCGTGGCGTTCCGTTCGCATCGTAAACTTCTGCGGTGCCGTCTTCAGACAGCCGAACCGAACCACGTAACAACTGACTGACTTGCTCTGCCGATACTGCATTGTTTCGGCTTGCCGCTGACAGTAATGCCCCATCAACTAACTGCGTTTCGAGGCGTTGCTTGTAAGTCGATATTTCCTGATCCTTCTTTTCGACGGTCTGCCTTAGAATTGACTCGAACTCTCCGCGCTCTTTCTGCTTCTCAATTTCAGCGTCTTGCTGACGTTGTAGAAGCGACTTAGCTTCATCGAGGTCGATACCATCTAGCTTCTTATCGTACTGTCGCTTAGTGCGAGCAACACGATCAGCCACTATCCGGTCCAACTCTTCTTGCGTGAACGTCTTTACATCCTGAACTTCTGGTGTTTCCACTGCGGCTTCAGTTACCGCGTCTGCCATGATTTCATCGCTCATGTTACGAATCCTCTTTCGAGTGGGTTAAATTATATCACTTACCGCGTTTCTTTTTCTTCTTCTTGTCTTTCTTGTGGTATGGCATGTGTGTCTCCTATTCTGGTACTGGCACCCACCAGTGCCTGCAGTTGTATCCACCTCTTACACGGAACGGATCGCCTGACTTCTTACCGGCCCAGCTTTCGCCCCATATCTCGTATATCTCGTCGGTCGTGTATTCCTTGCCGACATGACCACGACAGAATGGACGTGTGCTTTCTATTGTATCGCCTTCGTACCGAAACTTGGTAATGCCTGCCTCTGCCGCCGCCGCTTGCTGTAGGCTAGAGCTAAACTCGAACAGCGCATCATGTAGCATCGTCTTAGAGTATCGTTGCAGGTCAGCGTCGAGCAACCCGTTAAGCTCACTCAAGCTGGCTGAAAAGGGCGTACCCGACAGGGTGTTGTTGTACACCTGCTGATATAACGCCTCGACAAACTCATCTGCCAACTGCTCGTGTCCGGTAAAGCTAAACTGCTGTAACTGACCGATAACACTCTGCGGCACTCTGAACGCCGCGAACTGCTCCATGAACTCCCCAGTCAACGCTACCGCATCAGGGTACTCACGGATGATGTCATCAATGACAGTCAGGTATTCGTCACGGACAAGCCCGTCGATCTGTGTCCGAAGTGCTAAGGCCGCATCAAGGTCAAACAGCTGACCGTCGCTTAATGGTAGGCCAGCCATCAAGTCAGTAAGCCCAAGCCGCAACTGCTCTATAGCACGTAAAAGGCGACGCTCATGGTTAGAGGTCGCCCCTGCTAGTGCTTTGGTTAGCTCTTCACTGTCCATTAGTTACGGTTTGGACTCTCTCAGTCAACACGTCACCACCGGCAACATCCTCAAGGCCAATCTTCTCGCGCACCTCGTTAGGCGTCACCATGCCGCTATCAATGTGGTACTTGTAAATCTGCGTCTCTTTGGTGAAGTCGCCAACCGCTGTTGTGGCTTCTTCAATCTCAGCGTGTGCCTGTGCAAGCACTTGGTCATCAAGAACAAGGTCTGCAATCTGCTTATCAATCTCACGCAACAAGGTGACAGACTTAACGCCACTGGCTCGCGTTTTCTGCAAGAACTCAAGCTCTGTCCCGTAATCGCGAATGTCAAAGCTGTCAGGATAGCTGACCTCTACCTCGTGCAGATTGTGTCCCTGCCACCGACACCACAACTCCCATAACTGCTCTTCGGCTAACTCAAGGATGTCGGCTTTCTCTGCCAGCTTCGCGTTCAACATTTGGAACTCTGTCTGCATAGCAACGCCTGACTGCGTCATTGCCTCTGTGCCGCGTACTGCGCCCATGTGGGCCATCCTATTGATCGAGTCGATCTTGTCCTCTATAGAGGCTCTGATGGCGTCTAGGTTAGCCCCAGACGGTTGCATCTGGTATGGCTTTAATCCTGCGTCAATGTCATCGCTAATATTGATGACTGCACCGGCACCAGCAGTCGCGTCAGTGTCGAAGGTCTTAACAAGCGTCGGGTGATTAGAGATGCGGATGAGCTGTTCGATTTCCGATAGCTCTTGATAGATCGCTTGTTGCATATAGCTGATGTCAGAGATGTCGCTGATACCGATGCCGCGAACGATTGATCGGTTAGCCGGTACGTTGACCGCCGGTATCTTGCCGATGGGGTTGTCGATAGTCTCGACGATCTGAGCTTCATCACCGAGGTAACGGATAAGCTGTATCTGCTCTTTGGTCCAAATGCGGAAATACGTTTCAGTCGTTGTGCCGTCGATGCGGTTTACCGACTCGCGCACCTTCATGTAGGTCAGCTCATGGCGACCGCTAGGCATACGCTCATACTTCCAGTCGTAAACATTCTCAGGCGTGACCAGTGTGACGTATGGCCGTATCTCTTGATCTAACTCTTCGGCTCTAGTGCTTGCCGTCGATAGAGGCTTGTCCATCATGATCCAGACGTGACCGTACACGCTTGACCATATCTGAGCCTCACGCATAAAGCTGTTGAAGTTCTGGCCGTCGAGGTTGGCGTCTTTAATAAACGCCTCTAGGTCTGCACTGCCTTCCATCTGCTGGAAGTTACGAGTCGGCGGTTGACGCCATAAGAACGACGAATAGACGTGGACCACGTTGCGACAGTGGTTATCTAACGGGGTCAAAGCCAAGCGGCGCGAGTATGCGGTCTTATCTTCGTTGAGGTAGCTGGTCAGGTAGGAGCCATCACGGTAATCCTGACCACCCATGTATGACCGAACATAGAACTCCCAGCGGTCTAGATTGTTTTCGTAATCGGGATGCTGGTACTCGATATCTTCGTAATACATTTACGTCCACCTCTGCGGGGCTTGCGGCTTGTTGGCCTTGCGTATGGGGAATAGATATTCAACGGCGTAGCCCAGTGCGTCATTCATGTGATCGAAGCCGTCCTTCTCTGGCTGGCTGGTGCCTTCCTTGTAGGTATGGCGTTCCAATGATTCGATTACCTTCTTGCACTTAGGGTCTACAAACAAGCGCCTATGCCCATCCTTAGACAATAGACGCGAGTTCACGCTGTTTATCCTATCTCTTACCGCCGCGTGAGATGACCTTACTCGCACCTCAAATCCCGCGTTTTGCAGAATGGACAAATCCGTTCTACCCCCTGCGCTCGTTTTACGTTGACGCGATGCAGGGTCAGGGTATATGACTATTGTACCATTTCCGTAGCGTGTGCGAATCTCTGCGACCATTTCATCGGTGTTACTGCCGAACATCACAATCTCGTCGAATACGTGCAGTGTGTCGCCCTTACGGGTCATCAGGACGGCAGACATCGGATCGAGGTTGAAGTCCATCCCGACGTGGATAACAGAGCGGTCGCCGTCGTGTCTAATTACTGACTCTTCTCGCTTAAATGAGTAGTAAATAATGCCGCTGAAATTGAGGAACTTTGCACCATATTCCTGCTCGAATGTTCTTTCGTCGAGGTCTGCTTTGGCGCTCGCAATCTCCTCTGGCGGGACATTACCGCCCTCAATGGTCGTGTACTGGTAAGACTGCCATCCGTCATCTTTGTCTACTCCCTTGCCGTACAGATCATAAAAGTGGTTGCGTCCTTTAGGTGTGCCAATAAAGAGGGCGGCTGATCCTTGCCTGTCTGACAGCGATGGACGTATAACCTCGTACCATGCCTCTTTGCGCATATCAGCGAACTCGTCAAGAACGACAAAGTCTAGTGACCGTCCGCGAAGGTTGTCAGGCTTCTCAGCGCCTTTGAGTGCGATGGTAGAGCCATTCTTTAGCGTGATGCTCAGCGATGTCTCGTTAGTCTTGCCAACGTATTCTCTAGGTATCTGGCTGGTCAGCATATCCCATGCAATCTCTTTAGCCGCCTTGTAGGTCGGTGCCACATACCAGACGTTCTGATCGGGCTTACTAAGTGCGCGGTTAAGTAGCTCTGCTGTGCTTAGGAATGTCTTACCGAAACGTCTACCCGCGACCACTACACGGAAGCGGGCAGGACAGGTAAAGATGTCAGACTGCGGCGGGGTCAGTTGCATTCGTAAGCTGTATGACGACAGGTGGCAGGTCAGTGACTTCGGTCTGCTCTTCTTTCATGTCTGGCAGGTACTTGTTGAGTAGTCTGATGCGTTGCTCGTTTGCAATTTTAAGCTGTTGAAGGCGCTTGTCGAAGTGCTGGTCAGACTCAGGGTCTAGCTGTTCGATTTTCTCAATGTTATCAAAGACGTAATCAAGCCGACCTCGCTCTGCCAAATAGCTTCTGAGTTCGTCCTGCCTGATGCCTCTTTCTCGTTGCGCTCTAGTCTTCGCCATCGTCTATTGGTGACGGTATACCTGCGGCCCACAATAGGCCATGCGTTTGCCCGTCTCTTACCTCTCCGCGTTTGATGTCTTGGTCTGACATGGGGTACGTCTCTACCGCGCCATCATCGAATGCGACGAGATAGCTACCTTCATTTCTTGGCATACTGCCTTGCTCTACAGGATGCCAGTCTATCGTTACGGTCTGCAACATATAGTGTCCCCCGCTCATATTATACCAATATATGCTAAAAAGTTGCGGACAATAAATAACGCCTATTTAATTGCCGCTAAATTACAGGCATAAAAAAGCCCGCACAAAGCGGGCAAGGGGTTTCTCACACCCAAGGAAGCTACGGACGGTAGCGTACTATCTCTAGTGGTGGCTCTTCGTTACTACTTAGCTTCACGACTTTAAAGTCTGTCAGTATGGCGGCGTCTTCTTGCCATCTTATAGCCATCGCCTCTGCCGCCCTCACTGCAATGATCCAGTCTTCCATGTCCTCGTTACTAAGCGAGACAAGTCTTTTCATAAATGCCTCGCCAGTCAGGATGCCCGTCCCTGCCATTTGTTTTCTCCCACAAGTCAACGAATTCGCAATAGATGTCTTCTTGAGCGACAGCATCCTCGTAATCACCCTGCCCGACTATCCCGAATGCTATCACTACTAGCAAGAAAATCACCGCATATTTGATGTTCGGATGTAAGTGCATCGACGTACCCCTTCAG